TCTTTCAAATCTTTAAATTATAAATAAATATAGATTATAACAAAATCAAAACAAATGTCCGTTGGTAGCAATTTACAAGAAATGGAAAACGTAGTAACCAAAGGGGCTGCACCTGCTGAGCCAATGATTTCATCTGGTACTCCAGTTGAAGACCTCGGCGGTCCTACTCCTGAAAATTATCGTCCCGATGACGATTCAGCTGCACTTAAAACTCCTGGCGCAACTCTTGCTCAAGTAAAAGATGTAGTTAATGCAAAAGCATCTCCTGCTGAACCTGCTAAAACTATGACAAAGGAAGAAACTGAAGAGGAGGAAGATCTTGTTGATGAAGAAGAAGTTGAAGAAACTGAAGAAGTTGATGAAGAAGAAGTTGAAGAAACTGAAGAAGATGAGGTAGTTGCCGAAAACACTGAGAAAGAAGAGGAAGAAGAGTTTGATATTGAAGAAGATATCAACGCTCTTATTGCAGGTGAAGAACTTTCTGAAGAATTCCAGGAAAAAGCACGCACCATTTTCGAAACAGCAATCAAACTAAAAGTTTCTCAAATTAAAGAAGAACTTCAGCAAACTTATGAAAGTGCTTTGATTGAAGAGGTTGAGTTTATTAAAAAAGAACTCACAGATCGTGTTGATTCATACCTTGAGTATGTTGCTGATGAGTGGATTCAAGAGAATGCACTTGCAGTTGAGCACGGACTTAAGACTGAAATGACTGAATCGTTCCTTACAGGAATGAAGAGTCTTTTTGAAGATCATTATGTAACAATCCCTGAAGATAGATATGATGTTATCGAGAGTATGGTAGATAAACTTGATGAAATGGAAACAAAACTCAACGAGCAAATTGAAAAAAATGTTGCTCTAAATAAAAGGTTAGCAGAGTCGGTTGCTGATGTAATCCTTGCAGATGTCGCTGAGGGTCTTGCACTTTCTCAGAAAGACAAACTTGCTGCTCTTGCCGAAAATGTTGAGTTTGATGGTGAAGCAAACTATCGTGAGAAACTGGTAACTTTGAGGGAATCATATTTCCCAACAAATACTAGTGCTCAAAGAGATATCTCTGAGAATTTATCTGAAGAAGTCTCTGTTAATACTGAACTAACTTCAGTATCACCAATAATGGAAGCATATCTTCAAACTCTCAGCAGAGTTTCTAAAAAATGATTTTTAGATCATAGTCAAACAAAAATTTTTCCCAAAGAGGTAAACTTCAAATGCAGATGTACAATGCTGAATATCTGCAGGAAAAGTGGGCACCAATCCTTGATTATCAAGGAATGGATCCAATCAAAGATTCGCATCGTAGATCGGTAACCGCTATCCTGCTCGAAAACCAAGAAAGAGAACTTCGTGAAGAGCGTTCATTCCTTTACGAAGCATCCCCAACTAACTCTGCCGGTACCGGTGGTTTTAGTGGTAGTGCAGCTAACAGCACAGGATCTCCTGTTGCCGGTTTCGATCCCGTGCTGATCTCGCTGATTCGCCGCTCAATGCCTAACCTGATCGCTTACGATCTGTGTGGCGTTCAACCAATGAATGGTCCTACTGGACTGATTTTTGCAATGCGTTCACGTTACACCAATCAGAGTGGAACTGAAACCTTCTTCAACGAAGTTGACTCTTCGTTCTCTGGTCAGAACAATAGCCGTAACCTAACTGCTGGTCATACTGACGGCACTGTTGGTCTAGGTACTACTGGTCAAGTGGGTTCAAACCCTTCAATTCTTGATTCAACTAATGCTAACCAACAGGCATATAACGTTGGTCAAGGCATGACCACTGGCAACTCTGAAGCACTAGGAGATGGTTCTTCTAATGCCTTCAATGAGATGGCATTCTCGATTGAGAAACTGACTGTTACCGCTAAGTCACGCGCACTGAAGGCTGAGTACTCGCTCGAACTTGCACAAGACCTGAAGGCAATTCACGGTCTGAATGCAGAGGCAGAACTTGCTAACATTCTCTCAACTGAGATTCTCGCTGAAATCAACAGAGAAATCATCCGTACCATCTATAAGGTTGCTGTTCCTGGTGCTCAGGTTAACACCGCTACTGCTGGTACGTTTGACCTTGACGTTGACTCCAATGGTCGTTGGTCAGTTGAGAAGTTCAAGGGTCTGATCTTCCAGATCGAAAGAGATGCTAACGCAATCGCCCAACAAACCCGTAGAGGGAAGGGCAATATGATCCTCTGCTCTGCTGATGTTGCTTCGGCACTCACGATGGCAGGTGTTCTTGATTACACTCCTGCACTCAACGCTAACCTTAACGTTGATGACACTGGTAACACCTTTGCTGGTGTTCTGCAAGGTAAGTATCGTGTATATATCGATCCTTATTCAGCAAACGTTGCTGCTAATCAGTTCTACGTTGTCGGTTACAAGGGTGCATCTCCTTATGATGCTGGATTGTTCTATTGCCCATATGTACCTCTCCAAATGGTACGTGCCGTTGGTCAGGACACCTTCCAACCAAAAATCGGATTCAAGACTCGTTACGGAGTCGTTGCGAATCCATTTGCGAAGGGTGCCACTGCTGCTACAGCTCCTGACAACATTGCAACCAGCTCTAACGTATACTATAGAAGAGTTAAGGTTTCAAATCTTATGTGATTTAATTTCACAAGAATACTTCAAAGACCCCGAAAGGGGTCTTTTTTTATCTAAATACAAATAAAAATATAATGGCGGCACCACATCCATTTACTGGTCAAATTCAAAATAGAAATTTTCTTTCTCCAGTTGGATTCAAATTTACATTAGCAAAAGAACCTAAGGTTGCATTTTTTTGCAATAGTGCAAAAATACCTGAAATTAGTTTAGGAACACATATACAACCATCATATTTAAAAGATATTGATATTCCTGGAGAAAAAATAATTTATAGTGATTTATCGATTAAATTTTTAGTCGATGAAAATATGGAAAATTACATGGCAATTCATAATTGGGTAACTGGTCTTGGATTTCCAGAAACCGCAAAACAATATCAAGATTTAATTACAAATGAAGATTTAATAAAAGATCCAAAGGAAGCATTTAGTGATGGAAGTTTATATATTTTAAATAGTAATTATAATACAATCGCAACAGTTAAATTCATAGATTTATTTCCAATTTCATTATCATCATTAGAATTTAATGCAACCGCTAATGATATTCAGTATTTTACTGCAGATGTATCATTTAAGTATACTTACTACAAAATAAAGACAAGTAAGAGTGATATTAAATTAATTCCCATAGTTAGTTCTAAACCACCAACAGTATCACTAAAAGCAAATAAAGAGGCATATAATATTGGAGGAACTGTTATATTATCTTGGACTTCTACAAATGCAACCTCTCTATCAATAAATAATGGAGTCGGTGTTCTTAATGGTTCAACCGGTAGCGTATCAGTAATTTATAATGGTCCTATAACATATACAATTACGGCAACTGGTCCTGGAGGAACTGCAACTAGTTCAGTATCACTTCAAACATTACCAACAAGTGCTACTCGACTTTGTATTGCGATAATTGATGAAAGTGATAGTCAAACAACATCTGGAATGGAATCATTATGGACTCAATTTAGAACAACATATCCAAACAGACCTTTCTATCTATTACAACCAACCAACCCTGGTTTTGGTTCCACAGTAACCAATAGTAATTATGATACTCTTCGCTGTCCTGATAATTTCTTAAATGAAACAACTGTAAACGTCTCACCACTGATCTAAAATGCCATTCGATTTTACACCTCAATTTACTCATGGACCTTTAAGTGATAATTTTTCTAATAATCAAATTATAGGGGCATTGAATAATGAGTATAATAATAATGCTGCGGAGTGGGAACCTTTACTGCCATCAGCATACAAACCAAGTAAAGATCCAACTGGATATTGGACTGCAGCATTAACCTTAGGAACTTGGATGCGTCAAAATGAGGTAGGTTGTAATGGTCCTGGTTGTTCTGCAAATAATCCTTATGCGGTTCCTTTTACAAATGCACAAAAACAAAATTTTTTAGCAGGCTTGGGAAACAGTTGTGACCCAGATGATATGTTCAGAGCATATGAGCAACAAGCAAGATGGAGTCCTGCAGTATCAAATACATACTTTAACTTGGGTAAAGGATCTAAATCTTTTACGTGGGAAAATGGATGTTTGTGTATAAGTGATGTTTATAATTTTGAAGGTATTGGAGATTTTGGAGTTGGAGCAAGTACAATAGATGATCCAAAAACTCTTATAGGATGGGTTAACTGGCTAACAAAAGCAATAGTAATTCAAGGTATAATAGGAGTATTTTATGCTACTCCTGTAGCTTGGGTTAGAGGTCTTTTATCAAATCTTAAATATGATCTTTCTGATAGTAGTAATACTTTTACACGTTATATGAGAGGTGACGAACCAATAGGAAATACGGCTAATTTATATTTAAAAAATTGTTTTTGTCCAAATGATGTTGATGAAAATGGTGATCCTTTATTGTGTTCAAGTAATAATGCTTTGTATAGATGTGCTATTAGATCTGGAAAAATAACATATGATCCTGCATCTGCTTGTTTTAATGGAAATCCTTGTGTGCAAGTTGGAACTGCTCAACCAAGTCCAATTTTAGGATTTCCATCTTATGCCCCAAATGTTATGGAAATAACAACTGATGAAGGATCTTTATCATTTGGAGGCAGTAGTGGATATCCAGCACCATTTACTAGTTTTACACAACAATTGGTTAATTCCAACAACTACCTTGGCGCGTATGCTATGTTTGGTGGAGTTCCAGGAAGATTAATTATTATACCTAGTGGAGCATATCAGGGAGAATTGGGATTTACATGTCAATCATGGTATAACTTTAACGATGGACCTCATGCAAAAGACGCTAATGGAAATTTATATCCAACAAAAACTGCCTGGTGGAATACCTGTTTAAAAAGTGAGATGAATGTAAGATTCCTACCACTTTCATCAAGACCATTAGTTAAAGTCATGGTAGCGACAAAATCTTTTTCAGATAATACGTCATCAGAAGTTTTTAGTGCAGACTATCCAATTGTAGCAGCACCAGTAGCTTCAATAGCATTAACTGCTATTCTTGCAGCTTTACCTGCAGCAACATTAACTTTAATTTAAAATGCCAAAACCTACATTACAAAATAGAAGATATTTTAAAAGTTATTTAAAAAGATATAGAGATAGGTTTACAAGTGGAATTCAAACCTGTCAAGTATCAGATATTTCTGGTATGTTCTCATCTTCTATAGCAGGACTATCAACTAACCAATCAGTAAAAGTTTTACTGATTGGTGGAAATGATTACGATACTCCAACAGTAGTTGATAATGTTTTCACACCTGGATCTTTCGTATATTTCCCAGCATCTGCAGGTGATTATGCAAATCTAACAATAAATTCTTTCAATTATAAACTTTATTTTGCATCAGAAGATGGTGGAATAACTTTTAATGGTAATACTTATGGCATAGGAACTACATTTAGTGTTGGCACTAAATCCCTTACAGTAAAAGCATTAGGGGGAGCTTTAGTCGAAACTCAAAATGGACCGACATATTCTGTTGGAGTTTCTACTACTATTGTTAATGAAGGTAGTTCAGTAACTTTTACAGTTACAACAACAGGTATTTCTACAGGAACAAGTTTATATTATACAACAACAGGACCAGTATCTGCTACAGATTTTTCAGACAATTCCTTAAGTGGTTCTTTTGTCATAAGTAATAATACAGGTTCAATTGTAAGAACTTTAGTTTCTGATGAAATTTTTGAAGACGAAGATTTTACATTAGAAATAAGAACTACAAGCACAAGTGGTGCCATAGTTGCTGAGAGTCCATTAGTTATAATTAATAATGTAGAACCAAGTTATTCAGTAGGTGTATCTACAACAACTATTAATGAAGGTGGGACTGTTAACTTTATAGTTAATACAACTAATGTTAGTGCTGGAACAACTCTTTACTATAGCAGTAGTGGGACAGTATCTGCTGCTGATTTTACAGACAATTCTTTAACAGGATCATTCTCTATTGTAGGAGTAGGATCTACTGTTGGAATTGCAACAATTTCCAGAATCCTTTCTAACGAAGGTGGCACAGAGGGCACAGAATATTTTACCCTCAGTATAAGAACAGGATCTACTTCAGGAACAGTTGTGGCAACTAGTTCCTCTGTTGCAGTTTTAAATGTTGAACCATCTTATAACATTGGTGTCTCTACAACAACTATTAATGAAGGTGGGACTGTTAACTTTACAATCAACACTACTGATGTTGGAGCAGGAACATCCCTCTATTATAGCAGTAGTGGGACAGTATCTGCTGCTGATTTTACAGACAATTCTTTAACAGGATCATTTAATATTGTAGGCACAGGAGTAACAACAGGAATTGCAACTATTACTCGAACAATTGCAACTGATGTTTTTTCAGATAATGCAGAAACTTTTCAACTTATTGTAAGAACTGGATCAATATCAGGAACTATCGTAGCAACTAGTTCTACCGTAACAATTAATGATGTTACTCCTACTTATACTGTAGGAGTTTCTACTACTATTGTTAATGAAGGTAGTTCAGTAACTTTTACAGTTACTACAACAAATTTACCAAATAATACAAACTTATATTATTCAACAATTGGTTCCGGAATTACTGCGTCCGATTTTACCAATAATTCTCTAACTGGAAGTTTTGCAATTAATAACAATTCTGGATCTTTTAGCAGAACTATTTCAGGTGACAGAACAACGGAAGGAGCAGAGCAATTTCAAATTGAAATTAGAACATTAAGCACATCTGGGTCAATAGTTGCAACTTCAAGCACGATTACGATTAATGATACTTCTAGAACACCTGGAGCAGATCCAAGTGGAAAAACATTTGGACCAGTTCAAGTTAACAGAGATAATGGAAGTACTGCAAGTACATCTGATTGGTATACAATTTGTGGTATAGCAAGTTTACCTGCAGGATCAAGCATTGCTTTGTTTATTGATAACTCTGGAAGCATGACAACTGCTACGGTTCAAGCTTCATATAATCTTTTACTTTCTAAACTTGCAGAAAGAAATATTAGTATTATTACAGTTGAAAATGGAAACGAGGACTGGATTACTCCATTTTTGACTGAATTAAGTTGACAATGGTGCTAGAATAGATACTCAAGAGAACATCATAGAAATATGAATCTGGATGAAATTCAGGAGATGTGGCAGAGAGACTCTGTTATTGATCCCGATAATTTACACGATGAATCTTTAAAAATTCCTCAACTGCACTCAAAGTATTATACGATTTATAATACGATTACTTTGTTGCGTGAAAAAGCAAGAGAGACACACAGTAAGGTAAGACTTGAAAGGTATAATTATTACACAGGAAAGGCACCTATAGAGGTCTATGAAGAAGAACCGTTCCCCTATA